GACACAGCTCTTGCTGCGATAGTGGCATTTCTAATCTACCAGAAGCAATACGCTGGCGCGGCTGGATGTTCACTTCTAGGTATCCTGCAAGCTATAAGGAGCTAACCGCCCCCGTGCGTATCGCGGGGAGAAGGATGGAAGATGAAAAACGAAAAATCTTTGCTTGAAGTTCTCGCTCCAATTGACAAGAAATATCAGGAAGGACAAATCTGCAATGATCTCCAGAAGAAATTCAGAGAAAACACAAAACATCTTCTGATGCGTATTTTTGATCCAGATGCCGTTCTTCATTCTTTGTTTGTGGAAGACGAGGATTTTGTCGAGCTTTCAGGCAAAGAGAATGAAAAATAAAACCAGGCCTGTGCGTATCGCGGGGAAGGATGAGTAATGAATCTTAACGCCACAGAGATAGCCGCTCTCATCAATGATATTGGTGAGTGGGCGGTCGGACTCATATTCGTGTCGGTAATTGCTAGAGGGGTGTTGCTGGCGGCGTTTGGAAAAACCCGTTAACCGTCGGAGTGAGTGCATCCCAGAAGTATCAGTGCGCTGAATAAGCGCAACGCGTCAAGGAATAGCACAAAGTTGCAAGGCAGTTAAAGTGCATCGAGTAGATGCAACACGAGCAACCATTCGAAAATATCGAATAGTTCAAATTGCAGCAAGACGTATGAGTGCGCTGAGCAAGCGCAACATCATCATGGATAGCCTCACGACTTGAACAGAGCAACTTCTTCATTGCGACGAGCAAGTAGGCCGGAGTCGCTCACCATCTTCTCACCAACTTCTTTGTAGTGGTAAAGGGGCATCTTAACGGGTGCCCACTTTAGGCCATGAGAAAGCATCTTCACCAGGTCGCCATCCCCCAAGTTATATCCGAATGAGCAGCAAGCATCGAACTGATTCTGGTTTGCCTGTGGCGCCATTTTGTTGATGGTGGGGTAGAGCTTGGCCGCATCCTTGGCGAGCAGAACCGTGCCGCCTGCTTCATCGATTCCGTTGGGGAATGATTCGCCGGGAAGCAGGTCGTGCCCATAGGCGATCGCGGGCTTGCCGTTGTCGTTGTAGACCTTCGGCCTGAACCCCTCACAGCGCTTGATGAAGTTGATGCCGTTCTGGCTGATGCTCGTAATCATTCTCGTTCCTTTTGAAAATAAGCTACTGATAGAAGAAATCCGTCCTGTGGCGTTACTCGGTTGCAGATGCGTGGGTCGAGATACTTGAGCAGTCCGAATGCGGTCATGCTGTCGTACCAGAGTTCTGAGCAGTCCCACTTGTCTGTGTTGTGCCAATCGCGATTGAGCAGCGTGGCCGCTATATCGAGAAAGTCATACCCTTTGCCAATCTGTGCCTTGAGGAACTGGGTACCGTTATAATATTGATCCTCTGGCACGTACGCTCGGAAGTACGTCTCTGTCGCGTAGTGGTCGAGGGGGCGCTTCAGCACGCCTCCCTCGCATCGTGCGCCGATAGTGTAGTTGTCGAACACGAATTCGATGTGCGAATACTCTCCCCGGCTGACGAACTTGATCGCCTCGGCAATGGGGTCGTTATTGCTTACACAACGCCAGCGGATGGTGGGCATGATTCTCTCCAAAATAAATGCCCGGGCCACTTTCGCCTCACCAGCGGAGCAGCTACCCGGGCAAACTCGATTACATCAACGTCTGATACTGCCCAAACGACGCAAACCCAGTCACCGGGCGCAACTGCGTCACGAACTGACTCTTCTGTGTGGCCGTCCAGAGCGCTTCGTGCGCCTTCAGGGTAGCTTTCTGTGTTGCCAGCTTCGCCTTGACCGTGGAGGTGCTCTGCGTCGTCAGCACGGCGGTATAGATCGCATCGACCGCGAGGTCAATGGCAGCAAGCCAAACTTTGGCCTTTGCCTGGGAGTCTGCGTCCTTGATGCCGGTAAGATCGATCGTAGCCGAGGTACTTGCCTCAAGCGCATCGACTGCGGCAACCACGTCAGCCCACTTGCTACTCCCGGCCTTGTAGCTGGCGAGGATCGTCTCTACGGCGGTACCGTCAGTCTGAATCGTCGAGATGACCGTATCCAGTGTGCTGGTGGTCGCGTCAGTGCTCGTAGTGCTCAGCGCCGAGATGATCGACAAAATACTCGTCACATCGGTGAGAATGGTGGGCAAGTCAGCCGCAATGATCGTCTCGACGTTGTTGATCTGCGCCGTAGTGCAACCGGTCGTCATAAACGATGCGCTCAGCGTCAGGATGCACATGTATAGGCCGAGCAAGAACTTGTTAGTGATGTACTTCAAACGGATAGGCATTACTTGATCTCCTTCTTCAGGTCGGGTTTGGTGGGTTCAGCGGCCTTCTTTGCGGCTTCGAGCGCAGCTTGTGCCTTCTGTGTCTCAGCTTGGACGCCGGGATACTGCGCTTGCGCAAGCTGAAACTGGAGCTGAAGCAACTGCTGTTTGAGCTGCGCAATCTCCACATCTTTCGTGGCGATCTGTACCTTCAAATCGGCAATGCTCTCCGGCTTTTGCGCGTTAGCAGTTACAGGAAAAATCATGGTGATTCCCATAACCAATGCGAAAATCAACTTCTTCATAGCTCTCCCTTAATTGCCCAGTTTGGAATCAGACACTGTCGGCTCACCCTTGCGGTACCACGCGTACAGTGCCACGATCGCGGTCGCAGTCTCTTCCGCCCAACCGGGCAGAGCCTGATAGGCGTGAATCACCAAGGTATGGAATGGGGGCACAGCGTAGAAAGCAGCAATCAGAAATGCCGCCGCCGCTGTAACACTGTGCGTGGTGATGTTATATGAAGCGAGCCAGTTCTTGAAACTGTTCATAAAAATCTCCAATCAATGTTACCGCACATTTTTCTAAATTGCGCTTAAATCCTGTTCCAAAACTGCTTGCGCAAATCCATTCGGACTTACACTATTCTTGATCCAGTCGAAGGAAAGCAAGGTATGCGCTTCATCGACGTATTTGAGCCAAAACGCCCAAGTCATCTTGTAGACACTTCCCCACGAAATGACGTACACATAATTAGTGTCGTAGCCGGCAACATGCACGCAATGTCCACCTGAGATAGGACCGGCACCGGCAATATCCCAGATTGCACCCGGGGTCTCGTCCATGTTGTTGGGAACGTCGAAGCCAATGTACAAGCCACCAAACAAGTAAATCGCCAACTTGACTTCGTTGATATCCTGCACGTCGGCGTCTGCGAACGCGTCGAGCTTGTGCCCGTCCATGCCACCATTACGCCATTGCTTCAAGACATTCAGTTCGATGCCGCCCTGGTCGCTGTCAGGATCGTTCGGTCTGTAGCCATCCCATGTTTCGTAGAACGACTCGATCACCGAATCAGGCAGCGTGACCATGCTTTCATTTGCCTGTGTCCACACCTGGATAGCGTGTGCGGCACCAGCGATCGTGCAGTCGCCCAACTGGTCATTGAGCATCATGCCCCACGATTGCGTGCCCTTGGTCCAGTCCACCGATACAGGAGGTGTTGGCAACACGGCCTTGTTCAGATACTTTGCCAGTTTGAACGTGCGCGAATCACGCACAACGGCTTTGCGGCCAAGACGGAATTTTCCACACCAAATGATTGGTTCGGGAGGAAATGGATTAACAGGACGTGCCATGATTTTCTCCTTATCGATCGGAACCGTCCGAAAGCGTATATTTGTTGGTTGCGGACACTACAGGTTCATTCGAGTACGAGCGATGGTATACAGCAGCAGGATGATTGCGGTAATAATCATCAAGAACGATTTTGGCAGCAGGAATAAGGCCATTGAGTGCCCATGCAAAAATAGCCATAAAGACCACAAACATGACCCCCGCAGCCTTCAACATGCCGTTCTGGAAGCTAATTTGCTTTTCCATGCGGAGTTGGAACGCTCGAAAGTTGCTCACACCCTGTTCAACAACTTTCAAACGATCATCGTGGTTGGTCAACTCGATTGCAGCTTCCTGTATGTTCACGTCGTCTCCGCTATTGCACGTAGATTCGCTCGTATAAACGAGTGCGGTTTCAACGTTTATTGTATTGGAATAAGGATTTTACGAAAGCTGTTGTTGCGGCGATACTGATACACGCGCATATTCCTCTATCTCCTATCGCCGTTGCACAATATCCAACTGCTATGGCATAATCTCGATATGAAATCATCGCTTTTGAAAAATTTCCTGTGCACCTCCATACTTCTTGTCTTTGCATTTGTTGTGTTTACTGTAGGGATGGAATACAGGAAGATTCGTCCCTCTATGAATAATGGGAATATCGAAGCTGATCTCGATTTTTTCAACTCTCGCCCTGTTCCTTCGAATGCATTCCGAATCCTTTTTATCGGAGACAGCTTAACGCTGCATGGAAAGGTTCCCCAACTTTGGGATTATTTTGGGGGCATGGCCTCAAGCTCCATTTATAATGACTTCGTCCATCTTTTTGTCAACCACATTCAGCCCATTAACTCGAAACCAATCGAGATATTTTACGACAATGGCGGAGATGGCCATTTGTCATCGATGCTGGAATATCTTAAAAAGCATCAAGAGATTAAACCGGACTTAATAATCTTCCAGGGGGGAGAAAACGATAAATTTAACCAAAAATTCCGCACTGAATATATGGAAATTATTCGTTCATCAAGAAGCATAATTGTTCTCGGTGATTGGTGGAGTGATAAAAAGAGCGACTTTGAACACGAGTTGTCATCATCCGAGAGCTTGCCCTTTATCGATCTTCGGAAGATTCAGCGTGATCCACAAAACTCTGGCTATGATGGTCCATATCATTCCATAGGAGTTGCGGGCCATCCTAATGACCGAGGGATGTACGAAATTGCAATGGCAATAAACCAAGTTTACGACATCCACCGCAGGGATTACCGGTGATGATCTGAAGCAAGATTCATCAATCACCTTCCCTGATGCCATGGTTAATTGCAAGTGCAAGTTCCGGAAGAGCTTACAACTGTTGAGCAGTAACCAATTACCACGGGGGGACCGACGGACTTAACACAAGTAGCTTGATTAGCAGTTGACGCTCCAACTTGTGGTAAAACACTACTACTTGATATGCTTACACCCCCCCCAAAAGTAAACGTTCCAGCGGCTACCAACGATCCGTTTTCCCCTACCAGAAGATTGTTTATAGTCCCTGCTGCGTTTTGTACTGCTAAATCGGAGGTAGTCCCCGTTCCTCCCCTTAATACAATAGCGCCGCTTGAACCATATACCAAATTACCCCCAACGATCATGTTTCCGCTGTTATCGAAATAAAGCGCGTTTGAAGGTGGCGATACCAGAATGTTTGCTCCACCCGTAGCCGAATATAAAACTGAATCATCAGTGTAAAAATTGCTTGCATGGACGATTGTCCCTGCCGTAGATGCGATTAAGGCTGCTCCCGACGATATTATCGTAATTGAAGAGTTAGAAATCGAAGAGTATGGACCATAAAAAATAGCTCCTATTGACGAGTTTGTGCTAACAAAGTTGGTAATAGCAATGGATGTTGGTACAGTGAATGAAATTGGAGACGTGTAATTATTGCACGAAAAGTTGCTAACAGTCGCGCCAAGAATAGTTCCACTGCCAGAAGACCCCGTAGACTCTAGGCATACTCCTGACATCGTATCAGGGTTATTTACAGAAAAATTTGAAAATGAGACACGATTGTTATATAAGCCCGTTGCGGTATCTAGTCTAATACCGGACCCTGCCCCTTGTGATACAGCCCCGGAGAAAGAAATGTCCTCTACATTGTACGTGCCGGATTGAACGTTAACAACCGATCCAGTATCTTCGGCAACAATGCGATCGCATCTAATTCCTGTAATCGTGTCGTTAAAAGCTTCAGCAAATGTGTCACTTTTCACAAGAACGCATTCTGTCGCATGTCCTCTTCCGTATACTCCGCTTACTTCGCTGTTTTCTCCTTTAAGAACAAATCCGTGAGTACCGTACACTGTTTGCAAATCATTAACCGACGCCCCATTAACATTATTTAAAAGCACGGCATGATAAAGAGATGAAGAGGACAATATGAGCGATGCAACATGACTAATAACTGGATGATTTTGTGGGGTTTTTCCTACAACGCTGTTGACGTTGAACATTACCAGACCATTATCTGCGCTGCCACCGTAATTTGCATTCACAAAGGTATAACCAACATCAATACCTACATTAGACATCGAGAAATTGTCCGCATCGCCGATATAAAAAGATCCTTGAATGATTGTCCCACTATCGGAGACAAAGCCACTGTAATCTGAGCTGTACGATGGCATACCAGACCCAATTATCGTCACATTAGATTTGCTGAGATACGTGGGTAGAAGACCTGTCGAATATTCGATCACGCATGACCCTGGAACGCTGCACTCATACCCACTCCTAAACGTCCCTACAGGTAAAATAATTGTACCGCCCGTAGATGGGAGTTCATCAACCATCTGCTTGATAGTCATGGAGGTAGTTCCGTAAATTGTCATAGTTCCTACGGAAACAGTTCCCGTAAAATCGAGCGGCGAGGAAATCGTCTGTGTAGTAGTTGATACGGACGAAATACCCCCCAAGTTAGCCAACGTTGTTTCCGCAGGCGTTCCCGTATCCCCACCAACCCATGCCAGCGCTCCCGCCAAAGTCTGGACGGTCGTCTGCGTCTTAGAAACGTACGTGTTCGGCAACGCACCCCCGCAAGGAGTGGTAGGCAGCGCAGCAATAATCTGACTACTGATGTCTTCAGTTCCTCCACCACCAGTTACCGCGACCGCGACAAAGAATCCCCCCGATGGCGATCCGGCAGGGCAAGAGAATGTGAACTGGAACGTCCATGTGCTCGGCGAAGGAATGATCTGTGCCGTGTCGGCAAGCAGCATGGTAGCGCTGCCGTTCGCGTCAAAGGTACCATTCACGGTCTGCTGAAATGTGCTTAGGCCACCAAGCAATGCAAGTTGCGATGAACTGGACAAATTCGTCCATGATGCGCCATAGGCACCATTTGCCAAAGAAGGCACAGTCGCTGTCACCTGCACGAAACCGGCAGGAATTTGGGCGGCAGACAACGCTGCTACTAAAATCAAGAATGCTTCGACTTTTACAAACCATTTCAAGATCATGATCGAACCCCGCTTAACTTATGGCTGGCATGAATAGTTTACCGTGAAAGTAACACCAAGTACAGATACTGCTGTCGTAACATTCATTCCTGTGGTGGTAGCAACGCTGTTCCCAATTCCGTAGGAGGTCGCTCCACCATTCATTGTTGCTGTACAAACATACGCTGTTGGTGTTGCCGTCCAACTAAGCGCAGCTACCGTACCTGTTGTCGCTGTTCCGCCTACGATCGTCAGTGTTCCGCGCAAATTGGTGCAGGCAGCAGATGCGCAAGTTACGCTTGTTACGCCCGTGCCTGGTGTCAGCGTTGCAGTATTGGCTGTTATTGCTGGGCTATTCGCGAATGCCCATACACCCGCCGAAGACACGGTAGCTGAATCAGTCGTCCCGGCATTCGTCACAAAATGAATGGCGTTGGCCGTTCCAGTGCCAAGTACAAGATCGCCGGTCTGCGCGTAGAGATAGACTGCGTTCGCCAGATTAAGACTTCCGGTTCCTGTAAAGGCGGAAGAATTCATCCCAAAATCGCCATAATACGTGGTATCAGTCGAGGAATTGTTATTGACGATGAAATCCGCCGACGCCGCCGTTCCCGACATTATGTTTCGAATAATAAATTGAAGGTAATTATTGACATTCCCTGAGAAAGAAGCAAGTGAATTTGCAGCAGTGTATCCAAGCGTACCTTCGGTGAGTCCTGTCACGGTAGCCGCACCAAGATTTGGCGTCACGAGCGTAGGCGAAGTCGCTCTTACCACGCTGCCCGATCCTGTCGTTGCCAACCAAGCCGGAGCAGCACCCACCGTCCCTGTCCCTGTTTGCGTCAACACATTAAGCGTCGTGGTGGTGTTCGGCGCAAGAATCGCAGTCGTATTCGGTGCGCTCTGATAGAAGGTCGAGCCAAGCACGCCACCGGATAAACTGGTGCTCGACGAACTTGAACCAGTTGTCGGATTGAATACATACAGTGCTGGTGCCGCCGCACTAAGAGTAGAAGAAATGCTTCCCGCGCCTGTAATCGTCACGCCAAGATTGAAGCAAACTTGCGCGGTCACCACCAGCGGAAGAGAAAGTGTCGGCGCTGCTGAACAAATATTGAATTCCCACTGCGTTCCCGCTTGATTAAAGTTAGCGTTCGCATAGAGATTCGCCGTCAATGCGCCAGAAGCGTTCAATGTCCCTGATAACTGCGTTTGCGTGATTGTGGTAGGACCCATGGCCGCTTGTTGCAACGCGTTACCGCTGGCATCCGCAAGCTGAATTGCGTAGGAGCCGTAAGCGTACGGGGTTCCATTGGCCCCCGTGATCGTCGCAGTTATTGCTACAGGCGTTTGCGCCCATGCTGTTAGAGAGCACAAAGCACACGCCAAAATCAAGAACAATTTCATCGTGATTTTCATTGCTGATCTCCTACTCCCGCTTAAAGAAGCTCCAAAAAGCGATTGAAAAACCCGCCCCCGACACAAAAGCCCAAAAGATAATAGAAAGCATATGCATGTTTTCCTCCTTTTCACGCATAGTGTATCGCGTTTTCCCAACTTCCCGAGGAGGACTATTTTGCCCCAGACCATATCTTTTTTGCCACTTCTGTTGCACCGCCTACACCAAGGGCAGTGCCGCCAGCACGTAACGCCCATTTCCCCATTTCGCTCGCAACTCTTGCCATTGCCTTGGCGCGAGCGTATTCCTTCATTGCCGCGTAGTATCTTGCTCCCTGTCCGACTTGTGCCGCCGCATCGCCAATGTCCTGCCGTAGCGCAGTCGCTAGTTCCCCAACCATCTTTGCCATTCTCGGGTTGGTTGCCATTTTGTCGCTGGCCGAAAGGGACGTGATATTACTGTAGAAACGGCGGGCATCCTCATATGTCAAAGGGGTTTCTGTCTGTTTGGGACCAACTGCCTGCTTGACAATCCCCGTATATCTTTCCATCAAATCTCGGGCGGCCTTTGGAAGTGTTCCCCCGGACTTGCCCTCTTTGAACAGCGCAAGGAGTTTATCTCCAGAACGAGATAGCTTCACTGGAACAGCGCCCGCGCCTTTGACGAATCTTTCCCCTGTGGGAGCTGTACTATCCAAAACCTTTCCACCATTTTCGATCAGATCGAACATCTTTCCGGCCCACTTCGCGCTGGGAACAGCCTCCGCAGCTTTGCTCAGAACTGGACCACCAACAAACGCGGAGGGAATCGTAGCCATTTGAGAAATTCCGCCCAAAGCTTTTGCGCCACCACGAAAAGGATGTCCCGACCAATAATCCACAATACCTTGCGCCGTCTTAACTGCTCCCAGAGGAACACTCTCTACGATGTCGGCGGCTCCTTTGGTAGAACCACTTTCCATGCCGGTGTACCCCCTGCCTCCACGTCCCTGTACCCATCCCAAGCCGCGACCGACAGCCGTGCGACTGCCCCCACCGCGAAGATCGTTTTCAAGGTCAGACAGCCAAGCTCCCGTGCCGGTCTTCGCGGGGCCGATGGTAGAGGTAGGTCTCTCCGTAACAGTTGGCGTTGCTGGTGCCACCCTGCTCGCGTACTGCGGGTACTTCTGGAGCATGGCTGCGCCGACTGCCGCATCAGTACGATTTGCATACGCAGGATATTGACGCTTCACCACTTGCCCGAATTGTTCTACCGTCATTTTTTGATCGGCCATCAGAAGTCCAATCCGAGGGGATTATCTTTTGTCACCTTCCCCTTTTTACCTGGAGTCACAGGGGTCGTATACCCAGGAAATGCCGGCTGTCCAGATTTTCCCGCTTCATACTGCGAACGCAGCGCCGACAATCTCCCGTTCATCTGCTGAGTAACCATGTCCAAAGAACCATAGAGTTGCGCAGGAGATCCTGCCCGATTGAACAATCCACTGGTCGTGGCAATTTCCTGATCGGTGGCACCAGCGCCCTTCAACACAGAAGCAAACTCGCTTGAAGCACCTGTTTTGATTGCATCAAAGTTCGTTGGAACAGGATTTCCCGTAGCTTGTGCCCATCTCTGTGCCAAACTGTTGAAGGCCGGAATATCGCCATTGTTAAGAGCAGTAGAAGCATCCTTCAGAACTTGCAGGTGCTGCGTCAGGGTATTGAACGACGCGATGTTTTGCGATTGTTTCCCGCTCGTAAAAGCGCGCTGAATCGCCCGATCGGTTACAAAACCGATACTTTGCGGACTCCGCGCTCCAGACCGGGCTGCTTGACCGGCTGGCATGTAAACTACGGATTCGTTATCGTCACCAATCACTGGAATAATGCGCGATGCTCCAAACGCATAAGCACGAGCAATGCCCGGCGCGACCTTCGTCTTGTTCGTCCAGAAATCATAAGCCGATTTGTACGCCGACTCTTCTGGGGTCAAAGGCTGCTTCAGTTGAAGTTTTTGCACGATAGCAATATACTTGTCATCGCGTCCAAGCGTCTTTTGCGGCGGGTTATAATTCGGCCCAAGTGGACGCGGTACGATTCCCTCCGGTCCTTGCTCGTTCACATACCACTGGCCATCATTCCCCTTAAACGGTTTTCCCGCCTCTCCAGAAAGCTGTTTGTATGATGCCGGAGGGCTCTTGACGCCAAGCACCGAATACGCCATCTGCACCTGTTCTTCCGGCGTCGGATCGCGACCAGTAACTTGCTTGAACGTTGCAACTTCCTGCTTGGCCTTGCGGGTCTGCTCGGCTTCAGGACTTTCTCCACCCGGGACCGGCATACGCACGATACCCTTCGCCGGATCAAGCGCCAAGACAGTATATTTATTCTGCGCAGCATCCCATTCTGGATTACCAAAAATAGCAGGTTCGTTCGCTTTGCGAATTCTCTGTTGTGCTTCTTGTGCTTGCACCGCAGCGGTATCGCGCTGACGCTGTAACTGCTCAGCCTGAATAGCTCTTTGCCGACGAATCTCGTCCGCCTGCGCAGAGGCAGGAGCGACTGGGGCCAAGAAACTAAGCGCATTCAGAAATCCACCCATGATTAGCCACCAAATCCAGAAGAATAATCCGTTTCTGTCGGCATGGTCAGAGTGCTGGTGGGGACCGATCCAGACTGAATAAGCTGGTTGTAATCGGTGCCAGTCATCTTGTTGCTCCCCCCAAGATTCGACAGGAGACTGCTCAGAGAAGTAAGCGCGTTGGAACTAGCATTGCTTCCACTTGTCGATTTCTCGCCAAGCTGCAACGCCTCCAGAGCCGTCTTATAGGCGTCCTGTTGCTCTTGCTGCACGTAGGGAGCAATCGCCTGTGCCTCGACTTCCTGGCTGATCTGTGGCGAGCTAGAGAGGCCACGGCTGGCAAGGTACGACTGTGTGTTGTTGCCTACGGCGCTCGTCAGGCCAGCGGTCAGCGGCTTCTCGAACTGGGCAGCGTATGCGGCCAACTTGGCGGGATTGGAGGCAAGATCGCGAATCTTGTTCTCGTACTGCTGGTTTTCGTACTGGTTGTACAAGTTGTAGCCAGTAGAACCAATCTTTGCAGCGCCGAGAATGTCGCTAAGGGTTCCGCCCGTGTTGCTTGCGCCACCCGCGCCGCCCAACTTTCCCAAATTAGACAACAGACTCGACATACTCGTCTCCTATACAAAAGGTGTTGCCAGTTCCATTCTTCCGGTAGCTGGTTGCGCTTGGCTCGTGGAAGTTCCACCCGAAATATTTCCACCGCTTGTCGCATTAAGTTGCGCCAAAAGAGCGGTAAGGTCGTTCGAAGAAGTCGTTCCTGACGTGCTTGTGCCCGAAGTCCCCAGAGCGGTCGATGACGTTCCTGCGGTTCCTGTCCCCGTCCCTGTTGTCAAAACCGAAGTGTCCTTGTAGCCGGGGTATCCTGCCAGCTGTGCGGCATACTCCTGAAAACCCGTGTCGGTTAAAGACCCGCCTGTCGCAGCTTGAGTATTCCCTTGCTGTCCAAGAACAGCTTCTTTTTCCGTCAGAGCTTTCTGGTTTGCCGTAGCCTGCTGCTCCGCTTTAAGGGTTGCAGCAGAATTGTCCGTTACCTTGTTGTAGATGCTGTTTCCGAGAGTCGCTCCAGTACCAGCCAGAGCGGCAATAGCGGCCCATCCAGCCAAACCAATTGCAGGCATATCATTCCTTCCCGGCCAAAGGCAGTACGGCCAAACTTCCGTGAGCGGGGAGAATCTTTCCTCCCAAGCGCAAAATGATTCGCGCGAGCTTCGCTTCTTGCGGGTACTGATCCCCCAACAGAGTTACCAGCGCCACACAACCCTTCCTCTTAGCATTTTCGAGTATTTGTGGCATAGCCTCAAGAAACCAATGCGGCGCTACTACTTTCGGCAAAGGATGAACAGAAATCACGCGCCAAAGCACGAACCACCCATGCGCGTACGCCCCAACGACAATTGCAAAAGGAAGGTCTGCGCTTTCTGGCGTTACTACCCAGCACCATTCTGGATCAATCACCGGCGTACCGATGTCCAAAAGTGGGGCGGGGAGAAACTCTCCTGGTCGGTAATTTCTGACTTTTACCATTACCCAATGATACGACGACCCGAGCTAGATTTAGGCTCAATCATCCAGTCGATGGAATCAATTACGCACTGTCCTGTCCCGCTAATCTCCAGGTGGCACATCTGACCGTTCAGCCACAGAGTTACTCTGACCTCGAACAGGTTGGAATTTGTTCCTTGCGAAATAATGTCACCGATCAAGGCCGCTTGCGTAACCCCATCAACAGTCGGGACAATCTTCATTTTTTGCGCCTGAGAAATTGTTCCGTGTCCGCGCAAAACCATTTCGCGATAGAAGATTTTTTGCGATCCGCCTTCCCCAAACACGTCCTGCGTTTGGAAAGACCACGCGATAGTGGTTCCTCCCCAGGTCGTATCCCCCGTCTGCATCCGCTGCACAGTTCCATCGGTCTTCCCCGCAAGAACAAGCGGGCTTCCTTCACCGATGCGTACCCGGTTCATTGCCGTAATGGCCCAAGGAAGATCGATTACGATCCACGCTTTCATAATCAGGTCGTAACAGAAGATTCTGGTCAAGTCCCCATCGTCGCCAGACAAAGGAAGTGCGCACATATACATGGGGGGATTGGTAGACTGCGCGCTCTTCGACAAATAGACGTACGTCATGTCGACCGGAATAAGATCGCTATCCTGCTCAATTCCGCCAAACAGGTACGGACGAATTTCTTCCGAGATCACGCGATCGCTCACACCGTCATACACGGCAAATCCAAGGTGAGAGAACCGAACAATCCCGAATCCAGGAATAAACTGAATGGATCTCGCTGCCAAGCATCCCATATCCGTCTGTGCCGGCTGAATCTCGAAACTGGTTGATCCGAACACGCCGATGATCTGGTAAGTCAAATATTCCTTGAACACCGCCATGCTTCCAGTGGGAGAAATGCCGAGAGCGGCAATGGTGAACGACGCCATACCCGTAATCTGTGTGCCGTCGTCCTTGCCGATAAACGCTGTGTTGACGGGATTCCACTGGTTAGGGTTATTCGACTCCGACATTTTGATGCAAGTAGGCCCATCGATTTCATCACTTGTTGTTTGCGGATAGGTGTTGGCAAGCCACAACGATCCCGCATACACGATTCCGTGCGCAGCGCCGCGAGGGGCAACATTTGTATAAATCTCTCCCTCGCTTGTCCAGATCACAGATCCATCCGCCGTTTCTGCATTCTTCGTGTACGTCCACGTTGGCTCCGTTGTTCCGGCAGTTCCTCCCTGTGTCGCCTCTAATAGGTATTTTGTCGTCCCATCGAGCACATAGATTTCATCGCCTGCGGTCCACGTTACTGAAGCAGTCCATGCAGGATAAGCAGCTTCATAGGTATTCTCAAGCGCCGTAATCGTTGTGGACGATCCAGAACTCGGGTCGCAACTGTATGGAGTAACTCCATTGCCAAGTAGCAAAATCTCGTAGCTTACAAACTGCAAAAGCTGTGGGATAGGGCACGCTTGCCCGACAATTCCTCCATACGGGGAAAACGACTGGTAGGAGATAACGGACACGTAGATACCGGAGATAGACCCAGTAGAATAGACATCCGATCCGCTGAGATCGCTAGTATCTGCCGAAGCCACGATTCGCACGTACAAGGTGTCCAGATTTGTCAAAGAACTTTCGTCCAAAGTAATAGAAACAGTCTCGCTCCACGTTACAGTCTCTTGAGTGGACGAATTCTGTTCATAAAACGTGGCCCAGGTGCTACCGCTATCGTAAGAATATTCGTACGACACATCCCCGTTCCCAGCTTGCCCGCTATTGGTAATTTCGCCACTCACCGACACAAAAAGCGTAAGCGATTCCCCAGAAGTTAAAACCTCGCTGGAAAAATCAGAAATCGTTACCGTGTCGTCACTCGGAGATGGATTATCTTGGGTCGCTGTCACTCCTGCGCTGATTGATGTCGTGGTCGGGCTGTAGGTGGTAGTCGAACTTTTAACGGTAGAAAATTCAAAATTAGGATCACCGGGAGCCAACGACGCTGGCTGGGGGGCTTGGGCGAGAAATGTTGCATCAGACACCGCATCAAAAATGACAGTTGTCGATGCCGGTGTAATCGAACCTACAAAAAGCTGCAACAGATAGCTGGTATTACCGGTTGGAAGACTTGTGGTTCCAGAAGCCAAAGTCCCGGTATACACATAAGGGGTTGTTGTGATCGTGGAAGACAGGAGAGTGCCTTCCGACGAACTCGCACTCGCCAGATAATAGATGCTGTAGGATGTAGCATTGTTGACATTCGGCCACTGAAAGGTAATCGAGTTGAAAGCGTGCAGCGTCCCCATTGCAAAATAAGTAGGGTTCGTGTGTTCCCCGGTCACCACATCGCCATATGCGACGATGGCAAAATAATACGAGCCAGCGGGATTCGATCCGCCAGAAACCGAAGTAGGAATAGCCTCAAAAAAATCGGTAGACGATCCCCCTTCTTCGTTAATATCTGGGATAAGAACGCTTCCCGGGAACGAAAGAACGACATAATTTGGATATTCACCGGAAGAATTCTTCGAAAAAGCATCGATTACAGCCATATTGGTATATGTGCTCGATACCGTTCCGATAGACGCCGACCCATCGCAAACCTGAAGCGATCCGCGCTGGGTAAGTAACAGGTTTGAAGAGCGCACAATAGTTCCTTGCTGCTCACTTAACAATCCAGTGGCAACATTTACGCCCTTCGAGAATCTCTTCTGACTGACCGTTTTCGATGCCATGATTATTGCTCGTACATCACGTCAAGCAACTGTGTGCTGGTGCCAATGGTGTAATACTGCGCGATGTTGATCGACTCTACAGGGCTTTCGATATAGAGAATGCTATTGGCTGCGCCCGATGCCGCCAACTGAATTCCCTTGGTCGTGGAAACCGTAGAATCTCCCACATGGCACGCTGCTGCTGCGTTGTTTTGGATGATAAGTACGCGCACCATGATCGGCGTGGTACTGAGTTGTACAGCTGCGCCGGTTTGTGTAACCTGAATGAGCTGCATGTGTATCTCCTTTTATGGCAAAATCACGCCGCCGAAGTAACCACCAGCGCCGCTCACGACCTCAACTCCACTACCTTGACCTGCCTGTACTTGTCTTGGTCCCATTACTTGACGATTACCCTTGATCGTTGTGCACTTTTTCTCGAATTCAGTGAGCAATTTCTGCGATCCGTCCAGATCCTGCTCGGCTTTCTTGAACCGCGACTCCAGGTAGATGCGCAGTGCGTCGATCCATGCTGGCGGTAGCTGCAAAACGTTTGACGCCTGACCCACGGTGTAATGCAGGGGGTAACGGATACCTGACAGATAAATGTTGAGTTCGGTAACTTGCGTCCCTGTCGGCCATGCCTGCGCGTACGTTCCACCCATGCCACGATTCAGCGGCATCAGTTGGCTTCCCGTTCCCGTGCCGGAGTAAGAGACAATCTCACATGCGGATAAATCTGTGGGATATGGACCAAGCAGGGCAAGACCGAATCCAAGTACAAACCCTGTTGCCCCCGGCGTGTAGGTCAGTGTGGTTGCGCTGGCACTAATACCCGTGGTCAAGGTACCCACGCCGGAAGTTCTGTCGGCCTGTGGCCAAACTTCCACCTGCTGCACCTGGGAATCCTGGTTCATCACCATGACACCTACGATGCCAGTCACGTTGCTGTGGCGGAACACGTCGAATTTGTTGCCAAATCCGAATGGATATCCGTCATAGAAACCATTCGACATTTTGCGCCAGTTGCCAATCACTTCATATTGCGCCTGACCACCGGTGGAAGGAACGCCAGTTACATCGCGAATGCCATCGGTTAAAGCCGTGGCAGCGTCCAAGCCCTCATTGATCCAGCGATAGAGAGCAGCCGCACTAAGCGCGGTTCCATCCGTGTCTGGGAGCGCAGCAGAGCTTCGTGACGGGGGATACCCGGTCACCAACGTACTCGACAGCGAAAATGCGATGCTGAAGGCACCTATGCCGGTTGTAGGCGTATAGGAGTAGTACCGATCTTCCGCGCCACTGGCGACGATCGACACATAGACTTTGAGGCCGGTCGCTGCGAACGAGCAGTTACCGGTTACCGTGACAGTGGCTGCCAAGGTTCCAAGAACGCTGATTTCCGTGCAGGGAATCGATTCTCCCCATGGCGTAATCTGTGTGACCACGATATAGAAATCGGTCGTGCCAGAGGCAGACACAGTGGCGGCAACGTTCGTAGGCGCAGACAGGTACATCGGCGGATCGGTCGCCATCTCGCGCACACCCATGATCAGATCGCCAACATAACTCGTTTGCATCTCTACTGCGTTCCTTTCTGCGAAGACTTCCCGGTGTTGAGATAATCCTGCATCTGTTGCAATTCTTGGATTTGCTTCGGGGAATACATGGTACCCTTGGATTCTTCTTGCCCCTGTTTTCCGCCGCCCTCGTTAGCAATCCATCCCCGAATATATGCGTCGTAGGTAGGATTCCCTTCCGGCCCCTTCGACTTGTTAACGTCCTCCCACCAGGTATTGTGTTGCTGCTGTCTAGAAAGTTCTTGTGGAGTAAAACTTTGCATGAACTCGCTGCGGAGTTTGTTCCAGTAAGGGTCGGAAGCCATACCATGCATCAAATCTCCGTAGATGGCCTGTTGCAGATCGGACGGATTAGTCTCCAGTCTGGGGTCATAAACTTCGAGAACGTTCTTCCCCGGTGCGGGAGACGGGAAGTCCGCAGTACCTTTTTCGGTTGACGGCCAGAACTCTAACTCTCCTCTTTCCTCCTGGCCGCGTTGCGCTCTATCCCCGCTAGCCAAAACACCAAGAGTATTTTGCGCACTAAAATTCTTCGCCATTCCCGGATATTTTTTGAGAACTTGTTGCAAAACAGCAGTAATTGCCGGGTCACCAGCGACTGCCGGAGAGGCCGCAGTTTGTCGTGGATTTTGTGATTGCGGTCCACTAATCGTGCGCTGAAGTTCGGCAACGATATTCGGCATCTCGCTCCGTCTTTGACCCTACATAAAACTGCGGCTGGCTGGAGGGTCAATCCAACCAGCCGCATATTTGGCCGAAGGGAGGAAGAGCATCTACGGCCAGCGCGATTAAACCAAGGAAACTTCGACATCGATCGGGAACGAAGTAACCGTTCCTCCAGCAGTCACAACAAAGTTCACTGCCGTAATGCTTACGTCGGTCTTGAATTCACCGGTGAAGTCAAAATATCCACCAGCAGCAGTTGCCGAAATATTGGCCACTGCCCAAACGTTTGTTCCGTCCGTCACCTGGACAGCAAATGCGAGAGTGGAAGTCGAAGTTGCAGCCACCACGCGAAGATGCCACTTACCCGCCGTCGGAGCCGGCCCACCGCTTGTGTTAAACGCCGTGCCGCCTGTCGAAGGTGTGGTGCTGGTATTTGCGATAACGAGGGTCGCCGAACCAGTCGCCGTAAGCGTCTGAGTCGCTGACCCCTGATATGAGCCGGAGCCGAACCCCGGCATGCACTGAGAAACCGGATTTGCAAAAGGCAATGCCATGGTTTGTCTCCTTACACGATGCCGGTAAACGGCACGTTCATGCGCGGGCTGATGCACGACAGGTTCCAAGTCAGATACATCGTGCTGACCAGAACGCGCTGGTTGCTCGGCTTCAAGAACGGATCGACGTTGAAGTAATCCGCCTCATGGAACACCGGGAAGATGTATTTAGAGTTCAGCAACATCGCCTGATTTGCCGTCGAGTAGTAATCGGCAACCGTAATCGCGTTGTTGAACAGGAAGTGGTTGCGGAAACCAACTTGGAGCGCTTCGTCGTCCTGCATACCCTGGCCAAAGCGGACGAGTCCCACGAAGTTGTTTTTGAAGGCCGCATAACTGGCGCGGTTCATCACGAACAAATCCGGCTCATCGTAGCCCCACGTCACCGACTGATAACCCGGCTCCGCGATGGTGGACGAAAGTGCAGCAGAACCACCAGCGACGGAGGCCGCAGGGAGCCAGAATGAGTTCGCGGCCGTCGAGCGGTTGATGCCCGCAATCGTGTTTGCGTAATTGTTGACCCACGAGTTCAGATCATCCACGTCCAACGTGGTGTTCTGCGGACTGGTGTGCCAAAGTGCGCGCGAAAGCTTCTGGAGGAAGCTGCCCGAGGCCGTCTGGAACTTGGTCTTGATAATGTCCAGATTACCGGCACCACCGCGATTCAGAATGATATCCGTGATCGGGATAACGATCGGCTGACGGTACGGTTTCCACTGTTGGTTCGCGGGCTGCACGGAATCAACCACGGAAGTGTCGAGCAACTGGTCGCCGTAATAAGCGCCACCAGGCAACTCTTCCTGATAGATTTCGGGGAAAATCAGTTCGCCTGCGCCAAACTTCTTGCCTTCCTTCGTCAATGCCCAGAACACCGGAGACGGCTTGAACACGTTGTCGCCCAAGACCGGCACGATGTACTTTTGGGAAATCGAATTGACGGTATTGGAAAGCTGAACCGGAGGTGAAGAAAGTCCGAGTCCAACTACGCTATTCGCCATCTCACATACCTCTCACTGCACGTTAAATGTTAAAGTTACAGGGTGGCTTACTGAACCATCCCAAAAGATGCTGCAGAATATGCGGATTCAAGCAAAGCATCATCGTTCGATGCTTCCGCAAGGGCTTGGTCAAAACTCTTGGCCACTTCGCGCGTCTTCCCATCCTTCAAGGTGATCTTCTGGAAAGGATCGAAGTCAGTCTTGGGCTGGTGATTCTGCGGGCCAGACACACGCGGACGAGTAGCAGTGGCCATGCGGGCCTTGTTCTCGATCGCTTCCTGCGCCGACTCTTTCAGAGATGCGCGTTCCGATTTCTTGCGATCTTCCCAAGTCATGCGGTCAATCGCTTCGCTGAGGTTAAGGCGACCGTACTCATCCTTGAAGCCGTGCTTGTCAGCGAACTCGTACGCCTGCTGATAGTCCACCTTGACGCCAGAGGGAAGATCCTTGGCGGCTTTTTCAAAGTCGCTCTTGTAGCGGTCATCCAGATACGCTTTAGCCGTTGTCTGGACCACGCCGACAATAGTCTTCAGCGTCGAGCCAAACTCGTTCTTCATCGACTCCATGGCGTGATCACGCTTGGCCAATTCCGTCTTGAATTCCTTCACGACCGGGCCGAGCAAAGGATCGTTCGGATCAAGTCCGAATTCCGCCGCAGCTGCCGTACGAATTTCTGCATCGGTTTTCGGCTGCGCGGCCTGAGCTACAATCTGGCCATTCTCGGTGAGCAAACCGGCTTGCTGAAATTCTTGAACCTTGCGCGCAACTGCCAGTTCGGCCTGTTCGACCAACTGCTGGCGTTGAGTCAAGGAAGCGCGATCTTCCGCTGAAAGGGCACGCATTTCACCAATTGTGGCGGTGGTGCCATCGGGCAACGTAAGAACAATGTCGTCGCCATACTTTGCGCTATTGATAACGTCTTTGAGAGCCATTATTGTGCCCCTCCTCCAGAGGCGAAGTCTTGCAGACCCATGCCACCCATGCCCGGCCCTTGCGGATTAGGAATTGCGGCATTGTTGGCAATCGGAGGCTGAACCGTCTGCGCTGTCGCAGTTGCCTGTTCTGCTTCCTTGATCGCGTTGTCGATATACTTCTGAGCTTGGGCAATGTTGCGAGCTACACCGGGCATCTGAAATGCGGCGCGGACATAGGCGGGAACAATGATCGATTTGACCTGCTGAAGGAGCTTGAGCATGGCACCAGGATCAGCCCCCTGCAATTCGGCAAGCTGACGGGCGACCTGATCCCCCGCTTGTCCACCCTGTCCACCTTGCTGCGCGTTCATAGCAGCAGGAGCTCCAGGGCCGAGGGGAGACGCCCCACCGGGCGCAGCGCCAGGCGCAGCTCCACCTGCAAGCTTTGCTACAAGCTGCCGAGCCATTACCTGGGGTAAACTGGAAGTTGCCATATGTCTCCTACCAACGTTTAGTGCGACGGGGTGCGGATGGCATCGCTTGACGCTTTACGCCACTCCGATGAAGAAACGGCTTCTTGGTTGCCTTGCCCTTCATTAGCGGCCTCCTGCCTTCTTCGAGTCCCCGGGGATGAAGCCAAGCGGGTCACTCGGACGAGCAATAGGGTTGTTGTGGACATCAGGGCCGGGTTCATTCGAAGGCCGGCCAACAGTCAGCGGGCTCTTCAAAATGTCCGAGTCAAACGTATTGCCGAAAGAACCAATCTTCGAAGACTTTGCCATGTCACTACTCCTAGGGTGTGGGGCCGGATGCGAGCAACCAGCCCCTGTTAAATCTCTACCGCTTACTTGCGGTGCGTAGCACGACGACGGGTGCGAACTCCACCACGCTTTGCCATGTGTCTACCTCCTTCGCTGTTGAATGGAGAGTGGCGCGAAGGCCAGCTACAAACTCTCCAGTTACCCAATCTTGCCTATGCGCGCTTGCTGCCACGTTTGGCGATCTTGGCTCGCATGGTACGCAGGAATTCCTTCGGTCTACCGTAATCCTTCACGATTTTTGATTTCGTTTCGGCCATAGTCCCTGCTCCATGTACGTCAGATAAATTACTTCCGCTTGCTAATGCGGTGAGCGGCTTTCTTGGTATGACGCATGGTTACTCCTTCTAGCAGTCCAAAACTGCTTGTCTATATCAACGCTAGTACGAGATAGAGAATCTGAACAGTAGGTACTTGCGGCGCTACTAACTAGCCAGCCCACATTGCGCATAAATATAGTGCCGATGGTTATATCGGCCACGCGAAACGCAGAACACCGGGATACCAAATTCCACCAGTGTCCCGTTGTGCGCCCATTCCTGTACGGTACGTTCGGGGCGGCCCATCAAGTGGGCAAACTCACGCGGTGTAAGCCATTGGCGAGTCCAGATCATTTTTTCCCTCCCTTTACACGGCCAAGAGCTTGTAATTCAAGATTGTGTCTCTGCTCTTCGGCAATTTCTTCAGCGCCCGGGTAACCAAGCGTGCGCAAACCGCGTTCCGTGGCGACAATACCCGTCTTCATCAAGTCCGGAGTCATGCGACGCACTACCGTTTCGCTCAGCGGACGGATAGAAGCTTCATCCAGCATCACATCGTATTGATCGGGGCGGATAAGTCCCTGCCACTCTGCCATTTCGATGCCATTGTTGCCACGCAAAGGCATGTTCTGGCGACCCATGTAGCGACCCATCGTGTAAAACATGAATTCGCCCAGCATCTGCAACGTGCCAGCCATCAGACGGCCAGAGAGCTGCAAAAGCCCGGACGATTGCAAAACAGAAGCGTCGTAAAGATCGGTGGAGATATTTCCTGCGCCGGGATTTCCCTGTCGCGCTTCACCGAATCCGAGCACTTGGTTCTGAAGTTGAAGAAGTTTTTCAGGAACTTGCATCGCGCTTGCAGAAAGCGCATTTGGCGATACGCAGGTAGGAGCTTGGCTTCCCTGGTTGATCATGACAACTTCGCCAGGCAAACCACCAAAAGCTTCAGGATCAATGCCCGTATTCTGCGGAACGAACCATACGCCATTGTTCAGGCG